AGCTAATGCTTTAGTGTAACGACCCGATAAAGAATCGTACAAGTTATCTTCAATCGCTTCTTCAGTGATTGAGAAACCCATAGCAACAGTTTCGTGCGTGTAGCGTGCAGTGAACGCTTCTTGCGCTGTATCGTATTCGATAGACGCGCCTTCAGCTTTTGTGCCTGCTGCGCCGAAGCCAGACAATTTAGTTTCTTCCTCAAACGAGCGGTCAGAAGTCTCTGTTTCAAAGATTTCTTTATGCTCTTCACCGTACTTGGCATATTCTAAACCAAATAAAGCGTTAAGGCCGGGTAATAGCTCCTTGAGGAGCTGGGATCTTGAAATAGCCATGATTTAAGTCCTCTATTCGCTTACTACGCCAGTACCAAATAAATGGTATGGAGCGTTGATTTTAACTAATAAGTCAGTTTTGTCATCGCCAGCTACTGATTCGCCGCGATCAGACATACCGACAATCTTAAAGCCAGCGGTTGCAGTTTGTGCCGCACCTACTGCCATATTAGACTTGCCAGTGCTTGTGTTTACTGAAGTAGTCGCGTGTTGTACCGCAGAAAACGTGCAATTCTGACCAATGTCTGTGTCAGGAACAGCGCCAGTAGACTGAACTTGGTAAGTTACACCCGGGTCAGTTACAACGTAAGCGATGATTTTAGTACCAGTTGGGACAGTTGTGCCTGTAGGAAAATGCTGGTCAAATACTAACTGACCTTGCGCGTTAACATACTCACAACCAACAAATACACCTGCCGCACCGCCGCCGTTTACAGCGAAGTTGTTAGCACCTGCATCTGCGCCTGAACCTAAAGCCATTTCGATTCGACCACCGTCTAATTTTACTAAAGAACCGTAACCAATGTTATTGGCAAGTCCTGAAGCGATTTGAAACGCATCACGCGCACCACAGTATGGTGAGCCATCAGCGTTCTTTACGGGAACTAACCCGTATGGAGAAGCTGTAGTAGCCATTTTAGAATTCCTCTAAAAATAAGTTATGTCTGTTTAGCCTTTGCCAAACGAGACGTTCGATTTCCTATCGTTAAAGATAGGCATTCGTGGATCATTTTCACGCATCAGGTTGTTGTCCACTGCATTCATCTGATTTCTGGTCTGCTCGGCGTAGTATTCTTTACGCTGTTGTAGCATCTCATCAGGCATCTTACATAACATTAGACCGCCAATAACAATGTTGTCCTTGAACTTATCGCTCTCGGTAATAACCATTGTGATCTCGGGATGGTCTTCTGCACGTACGGGTGTCCAACCTTCACGTAATTTGGAATTAATGTTACCGGCATCGGTAGCACCTAACGTACTAATACGAACCCATTTGAACGCATAGCCGGGTTCCGGTGTAGGCGTAGGTAGTAAACTTGGGGCTTCCCATTGTTTGGGGGCCGAAGTTTTCTCACGGGTTTCTTGGTCGCGTTTGATTCTATTCTCAGCCATTCTTAATTCCTCATATCTTGTGCGAGTTGACTCGCATATTGTTCTAGGGATAACCCTAGGCGTTTCGCAAGCGTTACTTGTGTTTGCGTCAATTTGACCTTTTTAGGGGCCGTACTCCGCGTAGCGGGAGCAACCACATTAGCTCGTTTCTTTTTGGGCGCATCCTCGAAATTATCGGGGAAGAGTTGTCTAACGCGAGAGTCTATCCTCTCGTAGTAATCATCACTGGTAGGGTCTACACCCTCGCCAACGAGTTTGTTGTGCAATCCGTACGCAAGTTGTGTCATTTCATGGTCTTTACCAAACCACTCATTACGCGAAGCCCAATCCCGAGCTTTCGTGTCAACTTGTGTCTCTGTGGGTAACGCTACAGGAGTTTCTTCTTCCTGTAAAGGTTCTGGCTGATAATTCTTTATTTTATCGGCCTTTATCTTAGCAGTGGTTAGCTTCTCCTGCGCATCTAGCACTTTTTCGGCGTCACCGGCCTCGTAAGCATCTTTGTACTGCTTCTTAGCGGTTAACACCTCAATAGCTGAACTACGCTTGGCTTGCTCTATCAATACTTCTTTGTCTTTAGCCGCCCGCCCTTTTAAACCCTTGTTCTCGTCAATGAGTTTCTGGGCTACGGCTTGCAATTCTTGCCGCTCACGTTCAGCAGCTTCTTTAGCGCGGCGTTCGTTGTTAATGTTCTTCTGCATCTTGTTGATGCGTTTTTGAACCTTTTTACCGTAACTTTGGAGTTCTTCCTCGGTTATGTCATCGGAGTTAGCGTTAGCTTCCTCCCGTTTTTGGTCTTCTTCAGGCGTATCATTAACAACTTCAATCTCTAACTCAGGCTCGTCTTCCGGCTCGACTACTTGGTCGTTCTTGTAGTCTTCCTCGGTTTTCTTGCCGCTAAGGTCGATTTCTACCGCATCGGTTTCTTCTACCTCAACTTCTTTACTATCCTCAGCTTCGTGAGGAAACTCATATTTAACTTCTTCAAATGGCATGATTATTACCTCTTACGCGTGCGTGATGCCACGAGGGTCGTCAATAACGGCCTCGATAGAATCATCGTTCATCAAACGGTACTCTTTACCAGCTACAGTAAAGCGTGTACCAGTGTTCATGCGAAACATTACGTAGTCACCAACTTTGCACCACGGTTCGCCGCTAAAACGATCTTTGTCGGTATAGGCTTGGTCACCCATATCGAGCACGATGCCCATAATGGACATAATATATTCACGTTTAAGCACGGAATCAGTCTTAATAAGACCACCTTCGTACTCTGTTTCTACTTCAGGTAGTGCTACTAGTACACGGTACCCCACGGGTTTGGGGAGTTGCGCTTCAAAAGCAGCTTCTTCCTGTTCTTTACGCACATGCTCCGGTAGAGCAAGGATTGAGTCAGTCATTATCTTCTTCCAGATAGTTTTTAGCGAGGTCTTCGATATGGTTTAGACAGGCATCGTATCCTCGGATTTTACCTGTTAATTCCCGGTATTCGGCGTAGCTATTAGCCCCACCGCCAGCGAGAAATCCTTGCGCAGAGGTCTTATCCTCTGAAATCTTGTCACGCAGTACGTCAAATACTGTTTTAGCCATTATTTGTCACCTTTTTTTGGGTCTGGTATTACAGGAGAAAATAAACCCATATTACCTACCGTTTCTCGACTAGCTTTTCTTTCTTCTGCTTTTTGCTTTTCAATATCTAGGTTTATCTTGTTTGTGTCGCGGCGGCGATCTGCGGACATCTTAGCTCCCGCTTTGCGCTCGTCTAGCTCCAACTCAGCTTGTTCTATTTGCATCTTCATCTCAGCTAACTTGGCGTCTAACGCTAGTTTCTGCTGTGCGAGTTGTGCGTCAGTCTGATCTTTCATAGCCTTACGCTGTGCTTCAGCTTGTGCTGCTTGGGCGTCAGCCTGATCTTTCTGCATCTTGCGCTGCCCATCTTGCTGTTTGATCTGCATTTCCTGCTGTTGTAGCTGGAACACAGGGTCTTTAGCTTGTTCTTGCGCTTTTTTCTGTGCTTGCTCTTGCTTGTTAGCCGCTGTTACTTGTCTGCCTGCTTCAGAAACTAGGCGTGCCAAGTTAACCTCGATGTCTTCTGACAATTCAGAGTCAGGAGCGGGTAGTGGTACACCAAGTTTCTCTTCAATCTTCTCTCTGTATAAGAAGGCTGTGTGTTCAGCGATATGAGCTTGGATAGCAGCCGTAATCTGCTTGGCTTGCGGGTTTTGCCCTATAGCTGCGGCAATGAACGGGTCTTCAAGGAACGCTTGGTGTGCGGCAATGTGAGCCTTATGGTCTTGGTATATAAAGGCTTTGGCAGGAGTACCCACTAACATAGCCATATTCTCACTGACTGGGTCTTTCGGCGTGGCTTTCTCCGAAGACGGTACTAACTTCTCAGCGTTCTTTACACCCAACACGTCAATCATCTGACGGTGTAGTTCTGGTAAGTCATATATCTGTGGAGCCTGCGCCGACATCTGTAGGACAGTCTGATACTGTACAACACGTTGTGCCATGGTTGTGTTGTTCGGGTCACTAACAGGAATGACCTCTACCATCTCATAGTCAGAACGTTTCGCGCCTACTTCCCCACGGGCTGGTTGATACTCGTACTCCGCTGGGGCGTACTCAGCCATTAACGCTTTGAGTAGTTTGAACTCCTGCTTCATTGAGTAGTGGACACGCGCTTGTACTGCGGCCATTGGCTTCAGTGTGCGTTCAAGGATTGCAAGAGTTGTGCCAACTGGTGCGTTAGACGACATGTCCGAGATGTCCATGTCTGCGATAGCACCTAGGCGTCGGCCTTCAGTAGTAATCTGGTTAAGTAGCGCAAGCAGTGTTTGGCTAGGCTCTTTATAAGGTAGTGGCATGATGTTGTCACGGATCGCACCTGATGGTACATCGACATCCTTCCACTCACCCGGCTCAATCGGCTCATCGTCACCTTTGATGCGTAGTCCACGTGCTTTTAGACCACCCGGCAAGTTAGACAACGTACCGGCGTCAACCAACTGACGAATAAGTGACGTACCTGCGCGTGCGTAGCCGCCAATAATGTGGATTAGACCTAAGCCGTAGAACCCAAAACCCGGAACATAGTTATAGTGTACGAAGTGCTGACGCTTCATTGTGAGGTCGTCATCTTCGTCCCAGTTGCGTCGAATGGCTAAAATTTGACCTGTCCCACGCTCGATTGTGACGACATATGGCTTGGCAATCTCGTCTTTATCGTCATCTAGCTCTTCTATAAACATGTCAGCGTGTATTTCATAGAGTGTATAGCGGTCATCGTCACTTATTGAGTAACCACCCTCTTCTGCTTTACGCTCTTCAATATCCGAGTGATATGGCTGTGGCTCACCTAACTCAGTGTCTAAATAGAACCCCATTGCTTGTAGCTTATGAACTTCGTTCTTAGTCTTACGCATGACGTGTGTAACACGCTCGGCAGTCTCAATAGTAGACGCACCGTAAGGCACGATTACATCTTCGGCTGGAATATACAGCGCACACGTTCTACCCATGTTCGGTTCGTAATAAACTTTCTTGAACGCAGACCCCGATAAGCCTAGGCTATATAGTAGACGCTCATGCTCTGGACGATACTCGACCATGTTCTCAGTAAGCTCATAGTTCATATCCGAGCGGACACGTTCTGCGGCTTCCAACTTGTCTTCTGTTTCTTTACCTAATATCTTAGTCTTGACAGGGCCAGCGGCAGGAAACGTCTCAGACATAGCTTCTGCTTGGAACCGTATAGCTGATTCGGCAAGCACGGTAGAGTACACACCACATGCGCCTTCCCACGGTTGCGTACGCTCTTCGTACTTAAAGCCCAATACATCAAGCCCTTCAACGTAAGTATCCGCCCACTCCTTTCGGCTTTGTACGTCTGCGTCAACAGACTCCATAAGTGAGTTAGATATACGCGTTAGTTCTTCTTCCTCTAGGTCTTCAGCTAGGTTGTCCTCGAACATACCTTCGCCACGCTCATCTTCTGGTATAAGCGTAATCTCAACACTACCGTCACTTAGCGTTACCTGCTCAGGATCGACAATCTCAATCTCAAGCGCCTGCTCGTCTTGTGCTGCTTCTTCTATACCTTGTGGTGCTTGGTACAAACCTTTTTCAATAGCCATTGTATTTACCCTTAATAGTATCTGTCGCCCCTACGCGACTTGAATGTTGTTGGTTCGTCTCTTTCATCTGTGGGTAGTCGTATAAACCCACCTTGCCTAAATCGCATTAGCGCCATCACCATGGAGTCAACTAAGTCATCGTTACTAGCAAACGGGAAGCCCGCTACTTCATCTATAAGTTCTTCCGCCCAGCGCGTGGGTGGTACCCAACACAGGCCCGATGCCACAATATCTGTTACAGAATTCAAACGTGCTAGCTTATCACCTGAACCCCTGTGTGGAGTATACTCCGATACGGGTAGCCCCATACGGCGCATTTCTTGGTATATAGCTACACCAGAACTCTTCTTTTCCACGATAAACGCATCAGGTTCCCATGCACCGTACTCGTCTAAGGCTAGTTCTTTAAGCTCTGGAAACTCCATCCTTCTCTTTATACTATTTAATAGCATAAGATTGTACGCGTCAGTCTCTTCATTCATAAAGACACCCCACGTAGTCAGTGCCGTGTAATCCGCACGGTTGTGCTTCTCGGCTGCGGCATCCAACGACATGATAATGTACTCACATGCAGGTGGGCGTTCTTTACCCCATAGCTGCCACCACTCGCGTTTTACTATCGCCGCTTCTTGTGATGTGGGCTGCTGCTGGTACTGCGCGTTCCACTGGAAGTTCGGCATTGACGCTTTGGTACGTAATAACGCTTCTAAGTCAAAAAACTCCGGCCATAGCGGTTTTTCGACTATTTTGTTCTCTTTTTCGTCCTCTATCTCTAAGATAGCGGGGAACTCTATCACTTCAAACTGGTCAGAGCGGTCATTCTGCGTCATATCCTTGATTACACGCCCCGTTAGGTCGTCCATGTGCCATCTTGTCTGAATAATAGCCACTCGACCCCCCGGCATTAGACGGGTTCGGGCACCAAACGTGTACCATTCGTACGCTTTCTCAAAAACAGAGAAGTTTCCGTTGATAACGTCCTGCTCCGAGTGCGGATCGTCAATTAATAGTAAGTCAGCACCACGTCCCGCTAGCGCTGATCCCACACCACAGGCGTAATACTCACCCCCGACGCTTGTGTTCCATCGTCCGGCTGATTTAGAGTCCGATGCTAGGCTAACTGTAGGGAATATAGCCTTAAACATGTCGTCGGAGATAAGATTTCGCACTTTACGGCCAAAATCCACAGCTAAATCGGTGGTGTGGGATACCATCATTACCTTTTTGTCTGGATTCCGCCCCAAAAACCACGCTGGGTAGAAAATAGACACTAACTGAGACTTACCATGACGTGGTGGTATGTTTACACACACCCTATCACGTGTCCCGGCCTCAATCGCCATAAGCTCATCGGCCAAAATCCGGTGGTGCTTGCCTACTAAGAAGTCAGGCATCATTAATTTAGCAAATTCTATAAGATCGTCGTACGCAGCTTGATGCACCTCGCGGCTATCTAGCTCATCGACTATCCGATTTATCTCCGCTACCTCATCATCCGAGTAGGTATCGA